GCAGTACCCATCCGCTGCCGGTCTGAGGGGGCCGGCGTCTCGCCCGCATAGGGCAAACAACAAGAAGGGCGCTTCTGGCGCTTGGAGGGATTCGTCATGGGCTCAATCGTGGACGCCAACAACGCGAAAGGACAGGAAAGGTCAGGAAAGGATTCGCAAGCACAGGGCGAAATGCCTTGGCTCTGCGAGGTCAAGGGGCCGCAGGCGGCGGCAATGGATTTCATCTCCCGCGCATCGTGGGAGGGGACCTTGCGGTTCGCCGTGCAGGGTGCCTCGATGGATGACTACGAGGTAGCGGACGTTCTTCACGTCTCGCACGGAACGATGTCAAAGATTCTCAAGGGGACAGCGGGCTTGTGGGGTGCCAAGCTCGTGAAATTCATGCGGACGACGGAATCGCTCGCTCCGCTGCAGTGGCTGGCCGACCAGATGGGGTGCGACATCGTTCGCCGCGCCCCGCTCGAGACGGAAGTGGAGCGGTTGCGGCGGGAGAACGCCGAGTTGCGTGCCAGGCACGACAGGCGTGCGTAAGGAGGCGCCATGCCCTGGCTCTTCTCTCAATCCAAGCTAGACCGCTGCACCTCCGAGCGCGGCCTCCGCCGAATGCTAATGGCAGCGGAGCGCCATGTCGCCCAAGCCACCACCATCGGCTGGCCTGCGCTGGCGCAATCCTGGAAACGGGACGCGGAGCGGATCAAGGCGCGGATGGCGCAGTTCAAGGAGACCGCGTGACCAAAATCGTCCCGAAGAACTGGCGGGACTTCCAGCACTACAAGGACCGGAACCCGCCGTGGATCCGGCTCCATCGTGGGTTGTTGGACAACAAGGACTTCCAGCGACTTCCGGTCGCAAGCAGGGCTCTGGCCCCCATGCTCTGGCTCATTGCCAGTGAATCGGTTGATGGCGTCATCAATGCGGACCCGGACGATTTGGCGTTTCGCCTGCGCACCACAGAGAAGGAAATCTCTGTAGCACTGCGCCCCCTGCTGGAAAAAGGCTTCTTCTTGCCGGTGCAAGACGCCAGCACGCCGCTAGCAGGGCGCTTGCAGTCTGCTGTACCAGAGACAGAGGCAGAGACAGAGACATCTCAGAGACCAGAGGCATTGACAGAGGCAGAGGCAGAGACAGGTTTCGGCCCGCCTGCTGTCGCAGGCAAGCCGCGCCGGGCGGAGGCGCCTAGTGCTGCGACATGGGACTCCTACGCCAAGGCCTATGCGAGTCGCTACGGCGCGGAGCCGGTTCGGAACAAGACCGTCAACGCTCAGTTGGCCCAAGTCGTCGGGAAGCTGGGCGCCGAGGAGGCGCCATTCGTGGCGGCCTTCTACGTCGGGCACCAGGGGAGCTTCTACGTCCGGGCGATGCATGCGGTCGGGCCGCTGTTGCGCGATGCCGAGAAGTTGCGCACGGAGTGGTTCACGAACCGTCAAGTCACGATGGCCGGCGCCATCCAGGCCGACCGCACACAGACGAACTTCAACGCCTTTGCGCCGCTGTTGGCGAAGGCTCAAGCCGAGGAAGACCATGCCCAGCACTGAACTCATCAAGGCCGTTGCCGTGACCGCAGAACTGTGCGGCCGGGTGTTCTCGCCGGAAGCTGCGGCAGTTTTCGTCAACGACCTGTCGGTGTATCCCGAGCAGGCCGTCATTGCTGCGCTGGCCCGCTGCCGCAAAGAGGTGCGCGGCGTGCTGACCATCGCCGATGTCGTCTCACGAATCGACGACGGCAGGCCCGGCGTGGAGGAGGCGTTTGCGATGCTTCCGAAGACCGAGGCCGACTCGGTTGTCTGGACGGCCGAGATGTCGCAGGCGTTCGGGACGTGCGTTTCGCTGCTGGACGCTGGCGACACGGTGGCGGCGCGCATGGCCTTCAAGGAGACATACACGCGGCTGGTGAGCCAGGCTCGAGACAAGGGTGAGCCGGTCAAGTGGTACCCGTCTCTCGGCCACGACCCGCGCACGCGCGATGCCGTTCTGTCGGAGGCTGTGAGCAAAGGCCGCCTGTCGCTGGCGCATGCGCAAGTGCTGTCGCCGATGCTTCCGCCGCCCAACGCGGCCATGCTCGCTGTCGTAGGCAAGGCGACGAAGCCACTTCTGCCGACGCCGGAGGCCGCATGAAACGCTACAGCGAAGTCCTGCGCGAGCTGCGCAAGCGGATGTCCGAGCCATCGAGGCCGTCACCCGACGTGCTGGCGAGGCTCAAGGCCATCCGCGAGCGCTTGGCCCAGCCGAAGAAGGAGCCGGCATGACCCGAGACGAAGCCCACGCCCTGCTCGATGCAGTCAAGGCATTCCGCCAGGCCGCGACCGAGGAAGAGGTTCGCCGAGCGCTCATTGCCACGGGCGATCTCCGAGACAGCCGGCGCATTCCTCCTGTGGAAACGCCTGTGGACAACGTGTTGGAACCCGCATGACACAGGAGCACACCATGAACTGGCCCAACCGTCGCCAAGACCCCAACCTGTACAGCCAAGACGCAAACCAAGGTAGGGGTCCTATCCCCGTACCCCGTGAAGACACCGTAGACGCCGAGCGCGGTGCTCAGGCGCTGGTGCTTGATGTGGTGTTCGCGATCTGCATTGCGCTGATCCTGTGGGTTGTGTTCTCGGCGACGGAGAACTGATGCTTGCTCTATTCGGATTCTTTATGGCCTTGGCCTACAGCGCTCCATGGTGGGTGTGGCTGATTGGCTTCCTGTGTCTGCTGCTTGACGGCGCGCGAAAGGGTGGCAAATGAAGCTCTGCACAGAGTGCCGGCACTTCCGCCCAAACAAGATTGTCATCCTGGATAGCCAGCGTATCGAATACGCCAAGTGCGGCCACCCGGACAAACTCAGTCCGCTTGATGGGTCGCCAACGGAGTATTGCCAGACGCAGAGAGATTACGACATGAAGGGGACTTGCGGCCCAGACGGGCGGCACTGGGAGGATGGGTCGCCACCAGCGGCCAAGCGCCCATGGTGGAAGTTCTGGGTGTCCCTGTCGGCAATGGCCGGCAATGCCGCCATTTGCGCCTTGGGGCTCTGGGCGATTTGGTTGCTGGTGCGGTAGTGAAATATGCGCGAAGAACGGATGCGAATCACGCGGCAATCCGAGATGGCCTACGAGGTCACGGGTATGTGGTTTGGGACCTATCTGGAGCGGGTGACGGTGTTCCTGACTTGGCCGTCTCTGTGGCGCCCGGCATCCCACACTTCCTCGAAATCAAAGACGGAGCCAAGCCACTCAGCGCTCAAAAGCTCACAGCAGCACAAGAGCGCTGGCACTCCATGGCGTGGCAAGTGACGAGCAAGGTTAGATCGCTGGAAGAGGCAGTGGCCGCACTGAAGTGGGCGAAGGAGAAAGTTAGTGAGCGCTTCTAAATTAGGGGCCGATAGGAAGAAGCGGCCGAAGACAGGCGGGCGGCAGAAGGGCACGCCGAACCGATTCACGGGCGAACTCAAGGAGCTAATCCTCGGTGCGCTCGAGGAGGCTGGCGGTATGGCGTACCTGGCCGAGAAGGCAGAGACACATCCTGGCCCATTCCTGGCGCTAGTGGGCAAAGTATTGCCGCTTCAGGTGCAGGGCGACCCGGACAACCCGCTGCTGACGGGGATCACGGTGACGTTCAAATGAGCGAGCAGACTGATATCGCCGCTGACCAGCACTTCGAGTCGCTTGAGTTCTACCAACTGATGCAGGCGTACAGGAATGCGCCTGGGCATGAGCCAGCGGCGGTAATTGCAGCATTCGAGGCCGTCAAGGCGTTCTGTGAGGCGCGCGTCCTCCCTGAGCACTCATGGCATGCCTTCATCATGGCGTCGCCAGTTGAACGCTGAGTTCCCATCCAAGCTGCGCTTCCTCTTCGAGCCCAAGCGCTACAAGGTAGCACGGGGCGGCAGAGGCTCGGGTAAGTCATGGGGCTTTGCTCGGGCGCTGCTGGTGCTGGGCGCCAAGTCCAAGCTGCGCATCATCTGCTCGCGCGAAGTGCAGAAGTCAATCAAGGACAGCGTACACAAGCTGCTTGAAGACCAGATCGGCGCGCTCGGGCTCACGTCGTTCTACGACATCTTCACGACCGAGATCCGGGGCAAGAACGGCACGGAGTTCCTGTTCGCCGGCCTGAGCGACCAGACGATTGACTCTATCAAGTCATTCGAGGGCGCAGATGTGTGCTGGGTGGAAGAGGCGCAGACGGTATCCGAGCGCTCCTGGAAGATCCTCACACCGACCATTCGCAAGCCAGGCTCTGAGATCTGGGTGACGTTCAACCCCGACTTGGACGACGACCCGACCTATGACCGCTTCGTCACGCACCAGCCTGACGACTGCGTAAGCGTCGAGATGAACTACATGGACAACCCATGGTTCAACGAGACGCTCGAGAAGGAGAGGGCGGGCGATGAGCGGCGCTACTCCAAGGACGAATACGAGAACGTCTGGCTAGGCAAGTGCAAGGCGGCCGTTACTGGCGCCATCTTCGCCAACGAGATCCGCGACGCCATCGAGGCTGGGCGCGTGTGCAACGTGCCGTATGACCCGAGGCTGAAGGTCCATGTGGTGCTGGACCTCGGCTGGAACGACAAGATGGCCGTAATCCTGGCCCAGCGGCATTTGTCCGAGGTGCGGATACCAGAGTATCTCGAGTATGACCACATAACCCTGGACTGGTTATCGGCCGAGCTGAGAAACCGGCATTACAACTGGGGCCGCATGTTCCTGCCGCACGACGGCGCGCATGGCGACTACAAAACCGGCCAATCCGCCATGCAGATTATGAGAAACCTGCGGTGGGACGTGGCCCAAACTCCGAACCAGCCTGTTGAAACAGGTATCAAGCAGGCACGAATGCTATTTCCGAGGGTATACTTCGACAAAACCAAGGCGGCTTTACTGGTTTCACGTCTGAAACGGTATAAGCGGAATGTCCCGACCACCACCGATGAGCCATCGGCCCCAGTCCACGACATTAACAGCCACGGCGCTGACGATTTCCGGTATCTCTCGCTCGTTGTTCCGCAGATGAGCAACGAAGACCAGAAGCCAATCGTTTACCCCAAAGGTGGGGTCATCTAGGAGCGCCACATGAGTATCGAACTCAACCGTCGAGTTAAAGACCTGGAGGCCAAGTTGGCCGAGGTCAATCGTCAGATCGCGGAACTGACGGTCAACAAGGCAAATTGGCCTGCACATGTGCCGGTCGAAGAGCGGATTGCATCCGAGTTGAGAGTGACGCGCAAACCTGGCAGACCACGCAAAGATGAGCAACGAACAACTGGTTGACTTTGTGCGCAAGCCGCGGCTGCGCCCGGCTTCGCGGCTGACCATCTTCGATATCGAAGGACGCCGGTCAACTATTGACCGAGGTTTCCGGTCATGGGACTTCCCGATGGGGGTTCTGACAAGGCGTGTTCTGCGGGCCGGTGATGGCCGGTTCTACGTCACGTTTGTTGACCCGACTCCGGGGGTTGTTTCGGACGACGACTTGCGCCAGGTGGCGCGTTCTTGGGTCGCCGGCCGTGGCTGACGAGTCGTCTCTTGTCAAAGCGATTGAGCAATACGAGTCCGTCGCCGAGACGCATGGAGAGCTGTCTAAGGAGCGCACCCAGGCGCTGGACTACTACCTCGGCAACCCGCTCGGGAACGAGGTAGACGGCCGATCCCAGGTCATCAGCCGCGATGTCTGGGATACCGTGGAGTGGATCAAGCCGCAGTTGGCGGACATCTTCTGCGGTGGCGATGAGGTGGTGCTGTTCACGCCTCGTGGCCCTGAGGATGTGGCCGCCGCCGAGCAGGAATCCGAGTTCGTCAACTACATCATTACCCAGAAGAACAACTGGTTCGAAACGTGGTACTGCTGGAGTCATGACGCGCTGCTGCAAAAGGTTGGCTACGTCAAAGCCTACTGGGATGACAGCGAGGACATCACCAAAGAGAAGTACAAGGGCCTGACCGACGAAGAGGTCATGCTTCTGTTTCAGGACGAGAGCGTAGAGGCAGTCTCGTCTGAGCACACCGAAGCTGGCTGGGACATCGAGGTACAGCGCACCCACAGCTACGGGTGTGTGCGGCTGGTCAACGTGGCGCCAGAAAACGTCTACGTTGACCCGAACGCGCGAAACCTGAACCTGCAAGACCCGAGCTGCAACTTCTCGGAGCACAGGGAACAGAAGACCATCAGCCAACTACGGCTGGAGGGCTTCGATGTAGAAGACACGCTGTCCGACAGCGGCAGCACCAGCAACGTCTGGGAAGAAGAGCGCCGGCAGGATCCGTCCACGCTGCGAAGCGATGGAAGCGAGAACACAGACCCGAGCATGCGCAAGGTCTGGGTGCGGGAGTGCTGGATTCGCTACGACCACGACGGCGACGGCAAGGCCGAACTGCGCCACGTCATCATTGTTGGCACGACGATCCTGCTCAACGAGGAGGCGGACCACTCGCTGCTCGTGGCGCTGTGCCCTACGCCTCTGCCGCACCAGCATACCGGCCTGAGCCTGGCCGATGCGGTCAAGGACTTGCAACTCATCAAGACGGCGCTCCTGCGGGGATCGCTGGATAACGTCTACCTGGCGAACAACGGGCGCCACGCGGTGGATGAAAGCCTCGTCAACCTCGATGACATGCTTGTCAGCCGTCCGGGCGGCTTGGTGCGGACCAAGGGCGACCCGCGCATGGCGATCATGCCGCTGACGCACTCCACGACCGGCGATGTGGCCGTGCCGATGATGGAGTACGTAGACCGCGTAGCCTCCAAGCGCACTGGCGTGAGCGAGGCACAGCAGGGGCTAGACCCGAATGCGCTCAACAACAACGCCGGGGCTCACGCCAACTCGGCCATGCTGACGGCTGCGATGCAGCGCATCAAGTTCATTGCGCGCATCTTCGCCGAGACGGGCGTGAAGTGCCTGTTTCAGCTTGTCCATGCCCTGACGCTGAAGCACTCGCGTAAGGCTGAGATGATCCGTCTGCGCAATCAGTGGGTTCCGGTCGATCCGCGCCAGTGGAAGAAGCGCGCAGACATGCAGATCAGCGTCGGCCTGGGTGCCGGCGACAAGATGCAGCAGATTGTGTTCCTCGAGGGTGTGCTCCAGAAGCAGATTCTGGCCTTGCAGGCCGGCTTGACCAGCCCGCCCAAGGTCTACAACGCCCTCAAGCGGCTGACCCAGGCTGGCGGGTTCAAGGATCCGAACGAGTTCTGGGACGACCCGACGACCAAGCCGCCGATGCCGCCTGCTCCCAACCCGGAAGTGGTCAAGGAGCAGATGAAGGGGCAGGTCGCAGTGCAGACGGAGCAGATGAAGGGCCAAGTTGCCCTGCAAGTCGAGCAGCAGCGCTCCGCTCTCAAGCTTCAGGAGACCAGGGCACAACTGGAACTCCAAGCGGCCAACGACGCCCGCGACAGAGAGCGCGAGATGTTGAAGGCCCAGTACGAGGCGCAACTGGAACAGCAGCGTCTGGAAATCGATAAGTGGAAGACGCAGGTTCAGGCACAGGTCACGCAGTACACGACCGACGCCAACAACGAAACCAAGATCCAGATTGCCGAGATGCAGGCTCGCGTGCAGGTCCACTCGCAGGACCAGCAGGCCGAGGCGCAGGACAAGCAGTCGGCCATTCAGGCGCAAGAGGCCGACAAGGGCCGCATGCACGAAGAAAAGATGGCCGACAAGGGCAACGAGCACGCCAAGGAGCAGGCCAAGGAGCAGGCAAAAGCCCAACCCAAGCAGGCAGACAGCAGCAAGGACATTGCGGCACTTGAGAAGACCGTTCAAGAGGTCATCAAGGGCCAGAAGCAGTTGGAAGAGACGATGCGCAAGCCCAAGAAGATCCTCCGCGACAAGGAAGGTCGGGTCATTGGCGCGGCAATTGAGGACTGATGCATGACCGAAACGCCGGCAGAGGTGAATGCGAAGTTGGTGATCAGTGGCACTTTCGAGTGCCGAGACGCCGCAGGCAACCTCATCAAGACCATTGAACTGAAGACGGAGGTTCCGTTGAGCCAGGAGCAAATGAATGACGATCAGCGTAGCGAATGAGTGCAAGGCCGCCGGCCTGAACGGCATCACCGCACTCCTGAACTCGGGGCAATTCCGCCTGCTCACCGCGGCGGACGCCGAACTGGCGAACCTCACGTTCTCGGCGACCGCTTTCGGTGCTGCGACCACGGCCAGCCCGGCTGTTGCCACGTCCAACACCATCAGTGCGGACACGTCTGTGACGGCTGGGACCATTGCCAAGTTTGAGCTGCGCACATCGGGTGGTGCTAACCGCATCACCGGCAGCGTTGGCGTTGGTACTGGCGATCTACAGGTCTCGGATGCTGTGATTCCGGGTACGGCAACCTCTGTTAGCTGCCCTGGCGGCCTGACGATCTCGCTCCAAATCACGTAATGACGGCATTCCGCCTGACCAAGGCTATTCGCCTCTCGGTGCAGGCGGTAGCGGCCATTACTGGAGACTTGGCCCAGGACACTGGGCCTGGGGCCGCAACAGCGTTCACGCTCAGTGGCCCGACGACAGGCGTGAATGGCGTCGCAACCACGTTCACGGTGACGCCAAACGGGGCGCTGTCCTCGTCTGTTGTTGTGACGCCGGCAGCGACCAATGCTGGATCGGTATCGCCGACCTCGCTCACCTTCGCTGCTGGCTCTACGGCTGCGCAGACGTTCACGGTGACGCGGGCAAGCGATGGGGCGTCATCGGTCAGCATCACCAACAACGGTGGGTTGTCCAACCTTGGGACGCCGATCACGTTCACGACCGTTGCGGGAGGGACGTTGGCATCCTTCGAACTCACGACGACCAACGCTGGCACTGGCACATATCCCTTTTACCTCTGCCATCCGTTCGGCAAGGGTGAAGTGCCGAACTCGATCACATGCAGCAACCTCGTTGACTACCGCGTGGTCGTGCTGCGCACATGGAACGACGGCAGCGCCAAGCATGTCCTGATCGTCGGGCGGGCCACGCTGACGCAGAACACGCCGGTAACGGTGTTCATGGCTGCCGGCACGCCTCCATCGTCTGGCACGAATCTCGCCCAGACCGACATTCCGGTGGGCGCCTACAGCATCGGCATTAGCGGCGCCACGCTGACGTTCAACCCGCGCACCGACAGCCCGTACTACTCCAAGCAGACCCCGGTGATGAGCGAATTCTGGTTCCGCCAGATCGACTCGGCCACAAGGATGATGGGGTGCATGGGCGTGCGCGTCTATGTGGACGGCCGGGTGCAGTGCAAGCCGTTCATCGTCAACGGCCGCCTGGACAATGGCTCTGGCGCCAAGGACACCACGATCACCAATCGGACCTTCGTACCGACATTTGTGGTCAACGGAACCACGGTGTTCAACAACGGCGGGGTCAACTACACGATGTTGGTCGGCCAGCGGATCATGGGCGACAACGCTGATGATGGCTGGTACTGGACGAACGGGACGAACCCGAACATCACGCCCAGCTTCGATTCCGACTATCTCTTGTCCACCAAGCTGGTGCCGATGTACGGCTACGGCAACCCGGACAACGCCACGCTGTCATCGCTGATCCAGTCTTATGTGTTGGGCAGCAACGGGCCTCTCGAGCCTGACATGGGCAGCCAGGGCGCGCAGTTCCAGATCGGCCCGATGACGGACGCTGATGCCAAGTTCCTCAGAAGTGGCGACTCGCGGGCTTACCGTGCCGTGCTGGCTGCCTCGTCGTCTCTCAACTCGTACAACATCGCCAACGCGCTCACGGCCAGCGGGGATGTGCTCAAGTTGTCGTCGTTCGGAACTTGGACGCAGGACGGTCCCAACCAGGGCGGCTCCAATGGGTCAGGCAACGGCGCCTACAACTGGGAACTGGCGCACTTCGGCAGCAACATGCTGGCCTACCTGCTGACGGGTGACCGCTGGCACTACGAGACGATGGCCCTGAACATGGCCACCGCATACCTGTGTGTTCACTCGGCGGCCGGCACTGGCGTCAATCGCCTCCTGACTGGTACGGATGCATCGGCGAACCTGCAGATCCGTGGCTTCGCGTGGATCATGCGCACCCTGGGCCAGTGGATGTCCATCGCGCCCGATGCTGAACTGGCCGCCGGGCAGATCGCAGGCGAGTACCGCACCCTACTGGTCAACAACTACAACGCGCTGTTGACTCGTGTCCACGATCTGACGGGGCCGCGCAAGCTCGGCATCCTGCACATCCGCGAATACGGCATTTGGATCACGACCGGCGACATCCCGATGTGGCAGTTGTGCTGGCTGGCAATCGCCAACGGCATGAACAGCGAGAGCGACTGCGTGCCGGATGCGAACTACGAGACGCTCGAGCGGGTGCGCGACTTCAGCTACGGGGTTCCCATCGGTCTGCTTGGCGCAAGTGGCCGGGCGCACGAACACGATTTCACGCGCGGCGCCGCCTACGGCCACGAGGTGGCGGACGACAACAGCGGCGGAGGCTTTGCCAAGAACTGGGGCGAAGTTCACCTCAAGACATACGGTAGCCTGAACACCACCGCAACGAACACGCTGCAGGGAACCAGCAACAGCGACCCGAGCAACATGGGTGCTGGCGACAACTACTGGGCCATCCTCAGTTGCGCCATCTCCTACGCTGCCCAGCATCGGGCCGAAGGAGCGCTCACGGCCTACCGTCGCCTGCACGGAGCGACAAACTGGGCTGCTGCTGAGGCCACGTTTGCTAACTCGCCGAAGTGGGGCATCAAGCCGCGCTCGCTGCCTGCCGTCTCCTACACCCTGCCGACCACCACCAACACCTCAGTGCTGGTTGGCACGAACACCGCGCGCTCCATCAAGCCGGCCGGATGGACCGATGGGCAGTTCGACCTGTCCACGTTCTGGTCCTTCGGCGGCGGCGTCTTTGTCCCGTGGTATGGCGACGCTGGCGCCTGGGTCATGTGGAACCCGGGTGGGCACAACAATCAGGGCCTGCTTGCGACGTTTGGCTTCGACGTCGCCACGCGCACATGGTTCTTCCTGAACAACGCCAACGGTGTGGCGCTGGACAGCACCCCGGTGCAGCAGAGCGAAGCCAGCGCATCCCCGTGGTACGAGATGCTGGAGGCTACAGCGGGCCAGTTCCCGGCCCCTGGGCACATCTACGCCTCTCATGCGGCGCTGCGACGCGGCAATCAGGGTGTAGTGATCGCGCCGACGCGAGGCGCCATGTTCGACGGCGCCAACGGTGGCAATTTCTCATCGCCATCGGCGCACTGGGTGGACCTGGAGACTGGGCTTGCCACGCGAGCCTGCGCTAGTGCGAACGCTTCATCAACCATCCATGTAGAGGGCTCGTCTGCCTACGATCCGGTGGATGGTCGGATCTACTTCACCGACAGCCAGTTCTGGAACCGTCAGTTCATCTCGTACATCCGCCTGAGCGACATGACGTTCCAGACGCTCGCACTCAGCGGATTCCCGCCTGGCGCAGTCAACTACACCAAGATGGTGTGCATCCCAGAGCGCCGGGTGTTGGTGATCGTTGATGCGACTGGCGCGCTGTTCGGCGTGGATTTGACGGTGGCTACGCCGACGATCACGCAGCTCACAACTGGCGGTCCCGGCTTCGCCGGCAACAGCGGCAGCAACTCATGGGTCTGGAACAGGCGAACCGGCAAGCTCTATCAGAAGTGGTCGTCCACCGGCAATTCGCTTAACACGATCACGCCTCCGCAGACCAGCGCCTACGGCCTGACGGGTACATGGCTCAGGGGAAGCGTGACCATCGGTGGCTCTGGACTGCCAAACCGCACGCTCGAGCAGGAGCACTACACCTGCCTGTTCGACAGCGAGGTCACCGACTGCCTGGGCTGGGTGCCCGGCACCACGGAGCCGGTCGCGCTGATGCTCATCTAACTTCAAGGTGACCTGAGATGGCATGGAACCCAGTCAACGGCAGCGCGCCGACTGACGATTTCAACAGGGCCGATGGCAACGTCGGCGCCAATTGGACGCACACCCGCGACTTGGCCTGGGATGCTACGCCTCCGCAGATCGTCACCAATGCCGTCTACGGCAAATCTGGCGGCACCGCTCACTATCAGGTGATTCGGTGGGACGGCACCGGCACGTTTTCCAACGACCAGTATGCCGAGGGAACCATTGTTGGCATGGCCTTCAACGGGTCGCAGTGGTTCGCAGGCGTGGTCGTGCGCTGCAGTGCAGACACCGACGCGGCGGCCGACTTCATTGGCGCCTACGTCGAGGACGATGCGGCCAGCGGCTCCAACCACACGGTACAGGTGGTGGAGGTGGTCAATGGCTCATCATCGTCCCTCGCGACCATTACCGGCGTGGCCTGGACCAACGCCGACGAGATCGGTCTGGAGGTGATCGGCAGCACGGTCAAGGTGTTCAAGAACCGCGTGCAGATCGGATCGAACTACACCGCCACCCTTACCACCGGTAAGCCGGGGGCTCTGCTCAGTGGTAACGGGACTGCGCTGATCGGGCTCGATGCCATCGAACTGGGTGACGCCACCAGCGCGAACGGCGCCACGCGCGCTATGCATCATCTTTGCCAACAGAGGATTTCCTGATGTCCATCTATCTCAAACAATCCACGGCCTCGCAGGAAATTCCGCTTGGCTACTTCGTAGACAGCACGGACGGCAACACCGAAGAGACCGCGCTGACCATCGCTAACACCGATATCAAGCTCTGGAAGGCCGGCGCGACCACGCTTGCCAACAAGAACAGTGGCGGCGGAACGCACATCTCGAACGGCATCTACTACGCTGTTCTCGATGCGACCGACACCGACACGCTTGGTTCGATGATCGTCTTCGTTCACGTATCCGGCGCCCTGCCGGTGCGAGTGGAGTGCGTTGTCCTTGCGGCGAACGTCTATGACTCGCTGATCGGCGGCGGTGACCTGCTCCAGGTCGACGCTACGCAATTCGCCGGCACAGCCTACGCCACTGCGCTTGCGGCGGAGGTCGATGCGGTGTGGGACGAGCAAGTGGACGGCACGACCACGGCACGCCAGTCGGTGCGGCTGCAGAACTCGGCGATGGGCGGCAAGGCGAGCGGTCTCGGGACCACGACGGCGGTGTATCGAGACCTGGCCGACTCCAAGGATCGCATCTCTGCGACCGTGGATGCGGACGGCAATCGCACTGCGGTGACTCGTGACCTGACCTAAGAAGGGACGCGGCGGTGTTTGGGGGCCGCTTCTTCGGGCAACGCTTCTTCGGTGAGCGCTATTTCGGTCACCAGGGGCTGGTTGTCCTTGGGCGCTACTTTGGTGGCCGAAACTTCGGCGTGCGCTACTTCGGCCCCCGGTACTGGGGTACGAAGCGCATCAGCGCGTTTGCATTGGCCCAGACCAGCGGTCCGTCCATCGCTGGCGTTGTCGGTGTTGCTGGGGATCTGTCCTTCCCGTGGCCGGTGGCGCCATCCGCGCTCGGGTTGGCTGGGACGGTATCCGTTGGTGCCGTACTAAGCTTCGACAATGAGACCGATTTCGCGGTAACGCCACCGCTAGAGATCGCCGCATTGAGCGCCGCCGTGACGATGGGGGCGGCCAGCTTCTCGTTTGGTCTGCCAGTCCCCGGCACTGGGTGCTACTACGGCTCGAGATACTTCGGCTCCAGGTTCTTCGGGTCGAGATACTTTGGCACTAGGCGGCAGTTCGCCCTCAGTGTCACTGCCGGCCCGTCCATGGCTGGGGTTGCTGGGGTGGCCGGTGCGCTTGCCCTGGATCTTGGCGTTTCTCCGTCCACGTCGATTGCGCTGAGTGGCACCGTCACCACAGAGGGCGACTGGAGAGAGGCGGCTGTTATCCCGCCCAAGCGCGCCGTTGGTACGCCGGCCAAGAAGCGCCGTCGTAACTACATCATCGACGGCAAGAAATACCACAACGTCACCGACGAGGAGTTGGCCTTCCTGCTGTCGCGCGACCTTATCCAGCGCGAGCAGGTCAAGGTTATCTACAAGGACAAGAAGGCGCGTCCGATTGGCAAAGAGGCGTTCGAGGCTGCAAAATCCAAGCAGAATCAGGACGAATCCGACGAAATCGCAGCGCTCATCGCGCTGTTGTGAGGCACATGGACAAGAAAGAAACCGAGATTGCTGCGGGGCAGCGGGCAGAGCAAATACTCACTGACCCGGTATTTATCGCGGCCCGCGAACATATTGATGCCGAGTTATATCGGCTATTTACTAGCGCGGTTCCGACCGATTTGGAGGCACTGAGCCAGATAAAGGCCATGCAATATATGCACGGCAAGTATCTGCAGTATCTCCAAAAGGTTGTAAATGACGGGAAACTCGCTAAACTGGAGGTCGAGCGGAAACCTCGACATTCCGCTAGCGAGTTTGGGTATCGATAATCGAGCCCGCTCCCGAAAGGATTAATGGGAATCGAGAGTACGCCGGCAACGGAAGCTCCACAGGGCCTCACCGAAGAACAGGGTGTGGCCGAACTGCTGAATCGGTGGAAGGGCAAGGAACCGGCCCAAGCCGATCAGCCGGAAACCGAGGAAACCACGGACGAAACCCCGACCGAGCAGCCGAAAGGCGACGCCGGCCAGGAGGAATCAGTCCCGCAGGAGACCGAGGAGCCCGAAGACGAGGGTGAAACCGAAATCGACGTTGCGGGGGAGAAGTTCAAAGTCCCCGCCAAGCTGAGTGAGACTGCGAAGCGCATCGAGGCCAGGGCCAAAGAGGTTGAGGCCGGTGCGACGCGCAAGTTTCAGGAGGCCGCCGACCTTCGGAAAGCCGCCGAGGTTCAACACCAGACCGTCAAGCAACTGCAGAAAATCAGCGAGGCCCAGGCCGACCTGATCGCCGACCACAGGATGGTCGCGCGCAGGCTGACGCAACTGGAAAGCGTGGACATCAACAGCGTTGACACTGAGACGCTGACCCGCCTCAACGCGGAATACAACCAACTCCAGGCTGCAAAGGGCCGGATCGAAGGGCAATACGCCCAGAACATCCAAGCCATGCAGGCTGAAGAGCAAAAGGCGTTCTCTGCTCGCAAAGAACATGCCGAGAAGCTCTTCACGACCCACATCAAGGGCTGGAGCGCGGACAAGGCCAAGAGCCTGTCCGAGTACGCAAAGAGCAAGGGGGCACCGGATGGCGTCCTCCAGGGCGTAACCGATGCATGGATGGTTCAGATCCTCGATGACGCGGCCTATGGGCATGCGATGAGGACGGCCAAAGGTCCGACGCTGAAGCGGGTGGAAGTCCCGACCAAGACCCTGAAGCCAGGTGCTGCAGGGAGCCCGAATTCAGCGGCCCAAGCCAAGGTAAGCGACGCGATGAAGCGTCTTCAAAAGTCGGGGCGTCTTGAAGACGCTGCGGCGGCACTGCTGGCGAGGTCCGCTTTCCGTAAAAGGTAAGCAAAGTGACCCAAGTTTCTGGAACCCTTGACACCTACGATCTCGTCGGCATGGCCGAGGACGTCGAGGACGTCATTTTCAACATCTCGCCGACCGACACGCCGGCCCTGACCATGGGCAAGCGCAAGAAGGCCACGGCGACGAACCACCAGTGGCAGACCGACTCGCTGGCTGCGGCGAGCTCGAACAAGGCGGTCGAAGGCGATGACGCCTCGTATGCGACTGCTGCGCCGACGGTGATGCTGTCCAACCGCCTGCAGATCGCACAGAAGACGGTGCTGGTTTCCGGCACTGCCGACGCTGTTCGCAAGTACGGCCGCGCGGAGGAATTCGCGTACCAACTGATGAAGCGCGGCAAGGAACTCAAGCGCGACATCGAGTTCACCATCGTGCGCAACCAAGCCTCGAGCGTTGGTGGTTCGCAGACCGCTCGCCAGGCGGCCGGCTGGGAATCCATGATCGCGGGCAACCGCATCTTCTCGGCCTCGACCGACTCGACCGGCACAACCCCGGGCTACGCCTCTGGCGACTGGGGCGCGCCGACCGATGGCACGACTGCTGCGCTGGATGAGACCACGCTGGTGTCGGCTCTGACTGCGGCGTGGACGGACGGTGGCGACCCGAGCGTCATCATGGTTGGCACGGCTCAGAAGCGGAAGGTCGCCGGCTTTGCTGGCGCGACCAGCTTCGCGGGTGTGTCGGTGAACCAGGGCCGAACGGCTCAGGGCGTGGTGGTTGGTGGTGTGGACCTCTACATCTCCGACTTCGGCGAGCACAAGGTGGTTCTGAACCGCTACATGCGCGCGTCCACGCTGTTCTGCATCGACCCCGACTACGTTTCCACCGCGTGGCTGCGGCCCATCAAGTACACGTCGCTGGCGAAGACCGGTGACGCGGACAAGGGACAACTGCTGTGCGAGTTCACCGTGGTGATGGAGAACCCGGACGCGCACGCCAAGATCCAGGACCTCACTTAACGCTCCTTGATCCCCGGGGCTTCGGCCTCGGGGGCTTTTTGAAAGGAAAGAACCATGCGACTGGCACCGGATTACCTGCGTCTGAACAAGCAACTTCCCCCGAACTACCGGCGCATCAACAACCGCTAACCATGCAAGTACGACTCTCCGTTCCTGAGCAACTGCGCAATCGGCCGCCAAAGCTGCATGGTGAGTGGGTTGGCTATCACGACAGGGTGGGGAGGGTGTTGGCCGGAGCCGTCAGCGGCGGTGTGTGGGTCGAGTTCGAGGCCGGCAAATACGTCGGCTGCCCCGTCAAACACTTGAGCAAGCCATGAAGATCCTCGGCGTTGAGTACGACCCGCTGACGGGTGTCAAGACAACCTATGGGGCCGAGGACGGAAAGATGATCGTCAAGACGGAGCAGGACGTTGCTCCGCATCTTGACTACACGCAGGCGCTGCGTAACGACCCGGACTACGCCAAGCGCGGCATCAAGCAGAACTTTCAGCACATCGGGCACATCCCCAACTCGGTCGTAGCCAAGATGCTCACTGAGGATGGCTTTGACGTGATGCGCTTCCCGGCGCGCGAGGTAGTCAAGTTTCTGCGCAAGAACTGGGACAAGTACGGAAAGTTGATCGTCACCGCATCGGGGCGCATCTGATGGAGGAACTCGGGTACTACAAGCACATCGAGTCGTTGCTTGATGAGGAGCCCGACGAGGCTGCCAGGCGCTGCACGGCGCTTCTTGACAAGGACTGCGACGACCATCACGCCATGTTCCTCATGGCGTCGGTCTTCCTGCGGGGAGAGAAGTACGGCGTCTCTTCGCTGTTCTTCCGCCGCATCACCGAGCTGGTGCCCAAGCGCTCGGAGCCGTGGAATAACCTCGGCATGTGCTTCGGCGGCATGAAGCAGCACCACAAGGCCCGCCAGTGCTACCTGAAGGCCTGGGATCGCGAGAAACGGCCTCTGTACGCCGCGAATGTGGGCGTCACACACATGGAAGAGCGCGACTACAAGCGCGCCATCGAGTGGTCTGAGACCGCCCTGCGGATGGACCCAACATGCGTCACCGCGCTCAATACTCGCGGACTGTCGCGGATCGCTCTGGGTCAGTGGAAAGACGGTTGGAAGGACTGCCGAGCCCAGATCGGCGGCAAGTTCCGCAAGCGCCTACAGTTCCTCGACGAAGGGATGTGGGACGGCAAGCCCGGCACCAACCTTGTGATCTACGGCGAGCAGGGGCTGGGCGACGAAATCATGTACGCATCTTGCGTGCCTGATGCCGCTCGCGAGAACACGGTTGTGCTGGAGTGCGACCGCCGGCTGGAGGGCCTGTTTCGGCGCTCGTTCCCGCAGATCGCGGTCTACGGCACGCGGTTGGCGAAAGAGATCGAGTGGCCGAACAACCACAAGATCGACGCCAACATCCCGTGCGGGCAATTGCCTGAGTTCTACAGGCCGACGCCCGACTCCTGTCCCGGCACCCCGTACCTCGTGGCCGACCCTGAGCGGCGCATTCAGTGGCGTGCGCTGTTCGACTCGTGGGGGCCGAAGCCAAAGATTGGCATTGCGTGGAGCGGCGGCAGCAAGCACAACAACCCCGAGGCCCGCTCGGCCGGCATCGATGCGTTCCGCCCGCTGATTCAGGCCATCGACGCGGATTGGATAAGCCTTCAATACAAGGGCGACACGCTGCGCGAGATCGAGGAGGCGGGGCTTCCGGTCAAGCACTACAAGCGCGCCAGTGAGTCGGAGGACTACGACGACACCGCAGCGCTAGTGGCCGAACTGGATCTCTACATCGGTGTCCATACGAGCGCACACCATCTTGCTGGTGCGTTGGGCGTGCCGTCCATCGTGTTCACCAACGAAAAGAGCAACTGGAACTACCAGCCAGAGCTGCGCAAGTTCCCTTGGTATCAAACGACCACGCTATTCCCCCAGAAGCCGGGCGAGACGTGGACTCAGACTATGGAGCGACTAGCAAATGATCCCGCTCTACTGCGGATTCGACCAGCGCGAAGCGGCGGCGTATCACGTCTTCTGCCAATCGGTGATTCAGACCGCTACCAGCCCAGTAGCGTTCTACCCGCTTGCGCTGAAGCTGCTGCCTGAGTACACCGAGACTCACACCGACGGCTCCAATCAGTTCATCTACAGCCGCTTCCTCGTCCCGTTCCTCCAGGACTATCGCGGCTGGGCCATCTTTGCCGATGGCGACATGCTCTGCCGGGCCGACATCTCGGAACTGTGGGCCATGCGCGACCAGCGGTATGCGGTGATGGTGGCGAAGCACAATTACACCTCCAAGGCACAGAGGAAGTACATCGGCACTTCGCTCGAGACGCACAACGCGGTCTACCCGCGCAAGAACTGGTCAAGCGTGATGCTGTGGAACTGCGGCCACCCGGCGAACCGGATCCTGACGCCGAAGTACGTTGAGGAGCACTCCGGGCGTGTCCTGCACCGCTTCGAGCACCTGCACGATGAGCAGATTGGTGATCTGCCGCGCGAGTGGAACTGGTTGGCGAGCGAGTACGAACATAACCCGGATGCCAAACTCGTGCATTACACGCTGGGCGTGCCGGGCATGGAGCACTACAAGGACTGCGACCACTCGGCCGAATGGCATCTCACAAAGCAGGCCGTCAATCACATCGAAGCGTGAACGTCACGTTCAAGCACTGCGGCGAGCACCTTGCCTCCAGCCGGTACAGGGCGATCATCCCCACAGCCGAGCTAGCAAAGCTCGGCATCGGCCCAGGCTCTGAGTGGGTCGTGATGAACAAGCACAACTGGAACTGGGACGAGCAGACGGCTGGCTACAGCAAGAAGTGCTTCGATGTCTGTGATGACAACTTCGACCACCCGCAGTGGGGCGAGCATTACCACCTTTGCTGCCTGAAGGCGGATCTGGTGACGTGCAACAGCGCGGAGATGCAGCGCGTCATCCGCGAGCGCACGGGCAAGGATGCCATCGCGATCCCTGACCCCTACGAGCAGCCTGAGAAGCCTGCTCGCGTTCACGACAAGCTGCTGTGGTTCGGCCACCGGACCAACCTGCGTGACTTGGCCCCATGGGTGGGCAAGCTCAAGAACCTCGAGGTTGTCTCCAACTTCGAAGGCACGACCCAATGGAGCCCGCAGGAGATGGATCGCGCTTTTGATAGGGCCGGCTTGGTCGTGATCCCCACCGGTAAGTCCATGGCGAAGTCAGCCAACAGGGCGATTGAATCCCTCCGAAGGGGCCTGTTCCCTGTGTGCGGATACCTCCCATCATACGGCGACCTCGGGGTTTATGTTGGCGATATTGGCGACGGCGTGAAATGGGCGCTGTCCCATCAGGACGAGGTTATCTCGCGCATCAAGCGCGCACAGGCATATATCCGTGGTGAGTATTCGCCAAAGAGGATCGGAGCGCTATGGAAAGCTGCGCTGTTGGGCGGCAACTAAAGCATGTTACGGATGCGCTCTGCGATTGTCTCTGCAGTTCGGATGCACTCTGCCCCAGAGCCATACGTCTCGCTCATCTCAGGGCCTGCGGCATCGCACAACTTGGCACACTCCTCTGCTATGGCTTGGGCGAAGCGCTCAAGGCCATAGCGCGAACAAAAGTCGCCGAGTGCCGGCACGCATGGCGGGTTGCCAATGCCGATGCCTGCCTTTTGTGCTGCCGCGTCAATCAAGGATTTGCTCATGTCGGATAGTTTAGTGCGCCTCAACCTCGGCTGTGGCGCTAAAATCTGGCCTGGGTTCGTCAATATCGACTTGGCGAATAACTGGACGAGCATCCAACCCGACGTGGTTGCGGATGTGACCGGCCCGCTACCTTTCCCCGACGACTACGCGGACGAGGTTCACGCCTACCACCTGTTTGAGCATATCTACCGCTGGAAAAGCGAGGACGTGCTTAAAGAGTGGATCCGGGTTCTGAAGCCCGGCGGGCTCCTGGTGCTGGAAATGCCGTGCCTGGACAAGATCCTGGACGCATTCATCTGGTACGCAGAACGCCAGAAGCCAGCGCCGATCCACCTGACGATGTGGGGCCTGTTCGGTGACCCTCGGTACAAGAACGAGGCCATGTGCCACCGCTGGTGCTATTCGGCATCAGAACTGCGTGACCTCCTGACCTACGCCGGGCAAGTCGATATCACCGAAGCGGAGCCACAGACGCACCAGCCAGTGCGCGACATGAGGTTTGAGAGCAGGAAGCCATGGCGACAACCTACAGTGCCCTGAAGACCGAGATTGCGGACTTTGTGAACCGCAGTGACCTCACGTCTGTCGTTGACACGTTCATCGACCAGGCCGAGGCGGAGATGCAAATCAGGGTGAAGGAAATCGAGTTCGAGACGCGCTCGACGGTCACGGTGACGGCTGGCGTTGCGACGCTGCCCACAGGCTGGCTTTCGGCTCGCTCCGTGATCTGGAACGGCGACACCGCTCGCAGGTTGTCCTACGTGACCCCCGACAAGCTGGAGATGGTCAACGCCAGCAGTCCGTCATTCGTGAACTACTACACCATCGTCGGCGCACAACTGCGGTTCGCTGACGACGGCGACGGCTCGGTGATCGCCACCTACAACGCCAAGTTCACGCCGCTCTCCGACTCCAACACCTCGAATTCGATCCTGGCCGAGTTCCCATCGGCCTACCTGTACGGTGCACTGAAACACGCTGCGGTGTACCTGAAGGACTTCGAGGCTGCACGCAACTACGAGGCGCTGTTTGACCAGCAGATGGCGCTTGTGATCGCCAACAACGCCGAGCGCAAGTACGCAGGAGCGGCGCTTCAGGTGAGGCCGGCGTGAGTCGCATGAAGAACTGGCGGGGTTGCCGTGCTCTAGAAGCCCCAGCAGGAGGGTCGCGCCCGGTTTGGCTACCGGTTACCCCGCCCACTGCGCCGAAGCGCCGCCAGTCCGAGGATGACTATACATCATGATCGAGCTTCTCGGCTTCTCGCCCGACCTGGATCCGACGACGCCGGGGGTCATCACCGACTGCACCCAGCTTGTGCCGTCAGACAAGGGTATGGCGTCAGCGCCGTCTCCTGTCGATCCTGGATCTGACGTGCTCGTGGCCGACTGCCGAGGGGCTGCAGTGCTCCAGAACACCGCCGGCACGAGGCGCACCATTGCTGGCACGCAATCGAAGCTGTACGAGCTATCCGGCACGTCTTGGGCTGACGTTTCCACTGGCACCTATACCGGCTCGGGCGAGAACCGCTGGAGCTTTGCCCAGTTCGGCGACGTGGCGCTGGCATCGAATGATGTCGTCGCTCTCCAGTCGTCCACCTCCGGCACCTTCGCGACCATCGCAGGCTCGCCCAAGGCACGGATGATCGTCGCGGCCAAAGACTTCGTGCTGGCATTCGATACCAACGACGCTGGCTTTGGTGACTCACCAGACAGGTGGCGGTGCAGCGCCTACCAGGATGCGTCGAGCTGGACGATCAACGCTTCGGTGCAGGCCACCTCTGGCCGCCTGATCGGTTCTGGCGGTGCCATCACCGCAGCCATCCGGTTCGGCCAGCAGGTTATTGCATTCAAGCGTTCCGACATGTTCGTCGGCTCCTATGTCGGGCCGCCGCCGGTCTGGCAGTGGGACCAGGTTCCTGGCGATGTCGGCTGCATTGGCCCTGAGGCGGTGTGCGACATCGGTGGGCGAATCGTGTTCGTTGGCGATGACGATATCTGGCTGTACGACGGTACTCGGCCTACGCCTATCGCGTCGGCGCTGCGGCAATGGTTCTTCAACGACTCGAGCGCGACCTATCGCTACCGGACCATCGTCACCCACGACAAGCAGAACAGCCGCGTATGGTTCTTCTACCCGTCTGCGGCCAGCACCACGGGCCAGCCTGACTCGGCCATTGTGTGGCACCGCCGCAATGGCCGGTGGGGAAGGGCGAACCGCACCATCGAAGCGGCTTTCCAGTACGTCACGCCGGGCCTGACCTGGGACACGCTCAACACGCTTTCCAGCACATGGGACGCACTGCCGGATATCCCTTGGGACTCTCAGTCGTGGCAAGCCGGAGGCCGGGCGCTGGCGGTCTTCGACACAACCCACGACATCAAAACGCTATCCGGGGTGGGCGCTGACAGCACGGTGACGCTTGGCGACTACGGCGAGGACTACCGGGATACGTTCGTCCGTAGCGTGAAGCTCCGATACATCACCGAGCCCACTACCGGGTCTGTGCAGGGCTACACCAAGCAGGGGCCGGGTAAGACGCTCACGGTAGCGGACACCGGCACGTTGAGCGATAGCAAGTACGACATCCGCCAGACCGGGCGCTTCCACCGCTTCGCTTTCAGCCACACCGGGAACACCGAGTTCAACGGCTTCGTCATGGACGCCATGCCGACTGGGCGGCGCTGATGGCAAAGCTCGACGAGAACCAGCAGTTCAGCGAGCAGACGCTGCTCCAGACCCTCTACGCCTACGCCAAGCGCGTGGCCCAGAAGGTCAACCGGATGTCGGGGGCCGAGTTCACTGCCACCTACGACCCCGGAAACCTCGTGGACGGGGCTGGCACGACCACCACGGTATCGGCGCCAGGCTCGCAGTTGGGCGATTATGTGCAGGCGACATTCTCGCTGGATACCCAGGGGATACTGGTTTTCGGGTGGGTATCTGCGGCGGGTACTGTATCCGTCAGGTTCCAGAATGAATCTGGCGGGGCCATTGATTTGGCGAGCGGCACGCTTAAGGTTAAAGTCTCGCCAGAATGAAACTGTTTACGGTGCCTCCCTCACATATATGTATCGCATGGAGGGATGGTGCTGATAAACTATCGCAAGCGACGGCTCGCGCATCGCGCGAGATAACCGCAGATCAGTTGAAATTGCTCCTGCTCAGGGGCGAGAGAACGCTAATCGGTATAGCTGACGACAGCGACATACCGAGGGCGTGGGCGGCGGTCCAGATCCAGACCCTGCCGAACCTAAGAACCCTTTACGTGTACGCGATGTACGGCCCGGGCTGGGCTGGGTTGGAAAGTTTCAACCTACTCCGGGACTACGCGCGGCAAAACGGGTGCGAAACCATCCGCGGATCATCGATTGATTCCATCGGAAGGCTTTGGGAGAAAAGGTTCCAGGCCCAAAAACTGTACAGCGTGTACGAAATGGAAGTGAACTGACATGGCGGGTGGCAGCAGCGAGTCAACGACCAGCGGACCTCCGGATTGGGCTGTCCCGTACTTCCAGCAGTTCATGCAGCGCGGCCAGCAAGTCGCGGACATGCCGTATCAGCCCTACGGTGGGCAGACGGTGGCACAACTCAACAACTACCAGACGCAAGCGCTGGACGCCACGGCACAGCGTGCCATCTACGGCTCACCGGTCAACAACGCAGCATCGGGTGAGCTGACCAAGACACTGAGCGGGGGTTACCTCAACAACAACCCCTACATGGATTCCCTTGTCAATCAGGCGCAGGGAGACGTGATCCGCAACTACCAAGACGCGATCCTTCCGAGCATCGACGCTCTGGATGCGCGCTCTGGCAGCTTCGGCAACAGCGGGGTGCAGGCAGTACTTGGTCAGAGCAGATACCAACTCGGCCAGACGCTGGGCGACATCTCCACGAACCTGCGCGGCGCGGACTACGCGGCAGAGCGCAATCGCATGCAGGGTGCTGTCGGGATGGCGCCGACGATTGCGAATCAGGATTACGTTGACGCCAACGCACTGCTCCAGGCTGGCGGCGCCTACCAGGGGCAGGAACAGCGCAACTTGGGTGACGCCTACGCGCGATTCACTGAGGCGCGCGACTACCCGAAGCAGCAATTGGCGACGCTGGGTTCCTCGCTTGGCCTGAACTACGGCACGCAAACAACCGGGCCTGGAGCCAACAAGGGGGCTGGAGCACTCGGTGGCGCACTCGGTGGGGCACAACTAGGCGCCATGTTCGGTGGCCCGTATGGGGCGGCCATCGGTGCTGGCGGCGGCGCCCTGATGGGGGGCAAGTAATGGCTGGCGGCGGCGATCTCACCAGCGCAGTTAAGGACCCGCGGCGCTCCATCCAGCCGGTCGGCCGCCAGCAGGCAATGAGTGCGCCTTCTGCGCTCCCTGCGGTGCTCTCGCGGCCCAGCTTGCCGAACAGTGGCCTTGCCCGCTTCGGAGCGAATTTCTCTCCGTACCAGATGCCGGCGTACACCCCGCCGATCTTCCAGCCTCAGGCGTTGGCTCCTCTGCGCCAGTTCGGAGTTCCAGGCATGTTCGGCCAGCCGGAAATCGGTCGGTATGGGGATGTCGGCGGCTCTGGTGTTGCCTCGGGCGACAGCATGGGCGGTTTCGGTCCTTCGGCCGGTATGGGGATGACGGCAAGCGACGGTCTCGGCGGGGCCGGAAGCATCGGCGGCATGGGCATCGGTGACGGTATCGGCATGGGCATCGGCGAGTCCATGGGTATGAGCGGCGGCTCTGGCATGAGCGGTGCCGGAGGGCTTGGTGCAGGTATGGGCGTTGGCGAGTCCATGGGCATGGCCGGTGGCACAGGCATGAGCGGCACTGGCGGCATCGGCGAAGGCATCGGCGACGGTGGCGGCGGTGGTGGAGGCGGGAAGTAATGGCCGGCATCCTTGAACTCCTTGGCGCCAGCACCGGCGATGCCGGCAAGGACGCCGCCATCAACAACGGCATTCTCCAGGCGGGACTGAGCCTGTTGCAGTCGCGCGGCCGTCTTGGTCCTGCGCTGGGTCAAGCTGGCATGGCTGGGCTTCAAGGCTTCCAGCAGGCGCAGCAGCACACCTTCCAGCAGCAGTTGCAGCAGTCGCAACTGGAGGAGTTGAAGCGTCGGCAGGCCATGCAGCAACTTCCGGCACAGTTTGCGCGGACTCCCGCCCAGACGGCGCTAGCAAATGGCGGTGGGCCTACCGTCGCGAATGCCAGGGTCGCGGAGTCCGCGCAGCCGTCGTTCGACTATCAAGGCTATGCCAATTCACTGGCGCAATACGACCCGGTAGCAGCGCTTCAACTCAAGGAATCGTTGAAGCCGAAGGAGAAGGCTCCGATCAAGTTGGGCGCTGGCGACACGCTGGTGGATCCGGCGACGTTCAAGCCGATTGCGAGCGCTCCCGAGAAGGAGCCGGAGCAACTGCGGACGCTGGGCATCATCTACGGCAAGGGATCGCCGCAGTATCAGAAGGCTGCGCAGCAGTTGGCCCAGAAGATGACGACGCATCAGCCGGCCGTCACTGTGGCGAACTACGGCTCACCGGTCCCGGTGCAACTACCGGACGGCTCAACGGCGCTTGTACAGCCGTCGAACAGGGCGGGCTCGCCTCCGCAACTAATGACGTTGCCAGGCTCGAGCACGCCGCTGCGCCCCGCCAAGGATCCGCAGCAGAAGGATCTGACGGAGGCGCAGGCGAAGGCCACGGCGTTCCTCGGTCAGATGCAGTCTGCCTCCAAGGAACTAGAGGCCGTCGGGTTCGATAGTTCGGCACTGAGCAATCAGGCGGAGACGGCTCTTGCTGGTGGTGTGGCAAACATCGCCATCGGCCAAAAGGCCCAGCGCGTCAGGCAGGCACAGGACCAGTGGTCGGAGGCATTCCTGCGCTTCAAGACTGGTGCGGCATCCACTCCTGCCGAAGTGAAGGCGAACCGCGAGACGTTCTTCCCGAAGATCGGCGACAAGCCCGAGAACATCGAGCAGAAGAAGCGCATGCGCCAGCAGGCCGAGGCTGACATGGCGATTGCCGCTGGCCGTGGTGCGTCCCAACTTGCGCCGAAGGCCCCGGCGCAACGCCAAGTCAAGCGCACCGGCACCGCCAATGGCCGCAAGGTCGTGGAGTACAGCGATGGCAGCATCGAGTACGCCGATTGACCCGCGCTCGGTAAAGTGGGACGCGCCCGCTATCGACCCGGCGTCGGTCAAGTGGGATGGTGAGGCGCCGGCCCAAGATCCTGCGGCGGCTCGTCGGGAGATGATCCGCCGCGAAACCATGGCGCTACTGTCCCCGCTTCGTGGGCTGAAGGATGTTGTGGACACGGGAGCCCAATGGCTGGCGGCCGGCTACGACAAGATTGCTGGCGGATCACAAGCGGCGCAAGTCCAGTCCCAGAACGAAGCCGGCAAGCGCGAGTTCGCCGAACTGACGAGCGGTAGCGCTGTTGCTCCGCTCGGTCGTCTCTACGGCAATATTGCAGGGACCGGCCCTGCGTCTGGCCTGCTCGGTGCTGGCGCGAAGGCGGTCGGCGCCACGCGGCTTGGCAACGCCATTGCCTCGAGCGGAATGGCAACCGGTGCGCCAGCGGCAACCACGCTGCTTGGCAAGGTCGGCGACCTCGGGATTCGGTCTGCCGGTGGCGCAATCGCAGGCGGTACGGCGGCCGGCCTGGTCAACCCGGATGACGCACCAACTGGCGCACTCATCGGCGGGATGCTGCCGAGCGCGGTCAAGGTTGCAGGTGCTGCTGGAAAGGCGGTTGGCCGAGTCGTTGGCGGCAAGCCCGCTCCCGCAGGCGTGCGCGAGGCCGCAGAGGCGGCGCAAGGCGCTGGCTACGTGCTGCCACCCACGCAAGTCAAGGCGAGCCTTGCCAACCGGGTAATGGAGGGCACGGCTGGCAAGATCAGCACGGCGCAGAACGCCAGCCTGCGCAATCAGGCTGTCACGAATGAGTTGGCGAAGGCCGCGATTGGCGTAGATGAGTTGACGCCGCAGGCCATCCAATCCGTGCGCGACGCGGCCAATGCCGCGTATACCCAGCTCGGAAGCGTCGGGAAGTTCGCTTCTGATGATGCGTTCAAGGTGGCGCTTCAGACGGCGGGTGGCAGCAAGGCACTTCCGGGTGTGACAAACAAGGAGGTTGACGGTCTCGTCAAAGCCTTGTCCAAGCCAAGTTCGCTGGATGCGCAGCAGACCATCGAGACCATCAAGCGTCTGCGCTTCGAGGGCGGCGCGAACAGCGGCATGCAAGACCCGGCGAAGAAGGCGTTTGGTCGGGCGCAGATGAAGATTGCCAAGGCGCTGGAAGACCTGATCGACCGCAACCTGCAGGCTGTTGGGCAGCAAGACCTGTTGACCAACTACCGGGCGGCGAGAACGACGCTCGCGAAGGTGTACGACGTAGAAAAGGCGCTGACGCAGGCCGGCAATGTGGACGCCTCAAAGATCGCCTCTCTTGCCAAGAAGGGTCGTCCCCTAACGGGTGAGTTGAAGACGATTGCAGATTTCGCGGGCAACTTTCCAAAGGCGGCGCAGCTTCCGGAACGCATGGGCAGCTTGCCGCAGACGAGCCCACTTGACCTGTGGGGAGCCGGCATTGCCAGCGGTGTGCTTGGTACGCCGCTCGCCATGACTGGAGTTCTCGCGCGCCCGATTGCCCGCGCTGCTTCGCTGTCCGGGCCTGTGCAGAGGGGGTTGACGAAGGTTCCGGGCCAATCCTTGGTTCCGCAAGCAATCGAGGAGGCTATTTATCGCTCTGGTCCTCTTCTCGGCTCGAAGTGATGAAGCCGTATATGAACGCCAGCACCACGAGCACTAATAGCTTCAGCCACAAGTAAGACAGCATGCCGGTTCCAGCCTCAATCAACGATCTCTCTACAACTGTAGCGAGCAATAGCCCGTCCGGGAGCGAGACCCCCACAGACGGGGATAACTACCTGCGCACGTTCGCATCCTTTATCGCCCTTTTGAGGGACATGCTGAACGGAACGACGGTCGCCGCACTGAAAGATGCGTCTACCGTCAACAGTATAGAGATCGGGTATCGGGTCATTCCCAGAGTCGCGACCGCAACGACATCGGCGATTGGTGATCGCGGCAAATGCAACGCCATCTCGGCTGGGATCACCATTCCGGCATCGACGTTCGCGGCCGGCGATTCATTCGGTCTGTACAACGACAGTGGCTCGTCCGTGACCATTACGCAGGGCGCTGGACTGACGTTGCGCTGGGGCACAAGCACCGGGAACAGAACGCTTGCGGCACGCGGCATTTGCTCGGTGTGGTTCAACTCAGCGACAGAGGCTGTCATCACGGGGTCGGGGGTGACAGCGTGAGTTTCCTCACGGCCATGCTCGGCGCGGCTTCTGCTGGTGTCACGCAGTCGATCACCGTTGCTGGTGCGAGCGTCACGCTTGGCGCTGACGGGACGGTGACGGCCATTTCTGGCGATGCCTTTTGGTTCAAGCCGCCGAGTGCCGGGATCGGTTCTCAGTACTGGGCCAGGACGACACGAACAGGCGGTACGACGGGGGTTGTCTTCTCCCCGGCATCTGGCACTTGGCATGCGCTCTCGGCTGGAGAGACCTGGTTTGCATCAGGAGGCGCCGGCAACTGCCAGGGCACCCTTGAGATTGCCTCCGATGCGGCCGGCTCGACCATCGTCTCCACCGGGACCATTTCCGTCAACAACGCCATATGACTAAAGACATGCAATCGGCCGCGGGATCACGTTGCAGCCAGTGGATGGCGGCGGGACATCAACCTCGCTTTCGGCAATTTCCTGTCCGTCTCCTCCGCCACCGCATGCCGTCAGAGCAAGGGCCAAAGCAATCGTCGCCAGCAACTTCATACGCAATCCTCCCTGGTGGTCCTCAAACGTAGTTGATCGGCTGATTAAGAGCAATCCCCCGAAAGTACGAGATGCCAGTTCCGTCAGCAATTACCGATCTCTCGACTACCCCCGCCAGCAATAGTCCCAGCGGGAGTGAGGCTCCGACCGAGGGGGATAACCACCTCCGCACGGCGTATGCGTTCATTCGCCAACTTTACGACTCGGCTTCCGCCAGTTCTTCCGCTGCTGCTGCCTCGCTGTCTGCGTTTGCCTCCAACCTCGCCAGCGCCGGCACGGTCACGGTGGGTGACGCGCTGGTGGCTGTCAAGTCGCCGCTGACGGGTGGCACGGCACGCACGCAGCACGCGAAGAATGCGGATTTCGTCTCGGTCAAGGACTTTGGCGCCACCGGCGACGGAACGACGGACGACCTAACGGCGCTGCAGGCGGCGTGCGATAGCGGGGCCAAGTTCATCTTCTTCCCCGAGGGGACGTACATGGTCACCGGGCCTCTGCTGCCGAAAACGCAGCAGACGCTCCTTGGGGCCAAGCGCGAGAGCACCATCATCAAGGCGAAGTCCGGATTCGCCGGCAGCGCGCTGGTGAGCTATCCGAGCGGGGCCTACTCGGGCGTCACGCTGGAAGGTCTCCTGCTCAATGGCGACAGCCTGGCAGCCCGCTGCCTGGAGATCATCGGCGTCTCGCAGGGTGCGGTCGATCAGGTCATCGTGCGCGATCTGCGCTGCGCCCTCGCGACGACGACGCAGATCTACTGCGAGAACCTGACCTACTGGGAACTCGATCACGTCATTTCCAGCGGAGGAACCGGCTACGCGCTCCACATCAAGACGTGCTACACGGGGTCGTCCAAGAACTGCGTTCACTACCACGGCGCCACGTCGGCGGTGAAGGTGGAGAACAGTTCTGACAACACGTTCCTGTACCTGGTTTGCTTCAACAACGCCGGCACGAGCTCCACGAGCTTGCTGGAGATCGACGGCGGCCACGGTAACGTTTTCCGCGACTACACGCTTGAGCCGCAGGGCGCTAGCAACGTCACGCAGGAACTGCTGATCAACGACACAGTAACCGGCAACTGCACCGGCCACGAGTTCATCAGCGGCCAGCACATCGGCCTTGCGAACACCAAGACCCGCTCCATCGTCATGGGCTCGTCTGGGACGATCTATCAGACGCTGTTCGAGAACATGCGGGTCATCAAGCCGACGAGCAATGACTCGGTGTTGCTGACGGCCCAGCAGGAAACCAAGTTCAAGAACTGCCGAGATCAGGTCGCATACGACACGCCGACTTTTGCCAAGTTGACGGTCACGAACAACTCGGGCCAGCCGTACAACGCCGACAACACGCAAGACCTGACGCTCACGATCAACGGGAGCACGGGTGACCCGACATCGCCAACCGCCGTGGGTGGCTTTGTCGCCCCGGCGATCAAGAACCACACGTTCTTTCTGCTCGAGCACAACTTCGGCGCCATCAACTGGTCGGCGGCCGGCACGGGGACGTTTCGAATCACGCTCCCCTTCAGCGTGACGGGCCATGTGATCGTCGGTCCCTGCACCCTGTTCGCAACGGCCGTGGTCGGCTATGTGAACGGGACGACGGTCACGCTGTACCCGATCAACTCCAACACGGCGCTCACCTGGGCGTCTGCTGTTGCTGGCGGGTCGCTCGCGATCTCCATCGTTGGATACACGTCATCGTAGGCCAGCCATGACAGAGCACCACGACTCCTGGCAAACGATTGCCATCAAGACGGCTACCGTCATCCTTGGCTGGTTTGGCTCATGGAAGCTTGGCGAGGTGCAGACGCTGGTTGGCATCGCGTCTGGCCTCATCGTCGCTGGCTATGCGGCCACGCAGTGGTATGTGCTCTGGAGAGACAAGATTAAAGGGCCGCCCAAATGAAACTCATCTCCAACGTGGGCCAGGCCCACCGCATGTACGTGGTGCAAGTGCTGGCGCTCATCGCAGCCGTGCAGGGCATCTGGGCCGCACTGCCGCCCGAGATCGTGGCGAAGTTGCCTGAACACCTCCTGAACCAGATCACCGCTGGGCTGGCTGTGGCCGGCGTGATCGCGCGCGTCATCAAGCAGTTCGCGCCGGAGTTCGAAGACACGCAGCCGATGAAGGACGACGAAAGATGAGACCCCTATTGATCCTCGCTGCCGTGCTCGCGCTGGCTGGGTGCTCCAGCTTCAAGCTCGGCGGCATGGCCTATTGCCCGCACGGCATGAACTGCGAGTTTCGGCAACTCGCGCCGGTGAAGACCGAACCGGCTGCGGCCGCAAGCGGGGTGTCGGCATGAAGCGCGCAGCCATCGCCATCGCGGCCGGGCTGGCGTGCTGGGCGGCCTACGCTGGCGTCTCCGGAGCCCCTGCCGGCTACGGACACGCCGGCCACATGCCGGAGATCGACACCGCCACGGTGCCGGAACGCGCAACGCCGCTGACCGCGCCGAAGTGGCGCGACGCCAACGCAGCGCTCTATGGCGAGCGGCCGGCTGCAGATGTACAGGGCGCGCTGCGGTTTACCTGCAAGTTCTCGCACACGGCCTGGGATGACCCGCTGGTCAAGCCGAACATTCCCGGCGGATCGCACGGCCACACCTTCGTCGGCAATGCAGGCGTGACGGCACACACGACGGCGGATGATCTTCGCGGCCCGGGCTCGACCTGTGCCGGCGGCAGCGTCAACCAGTCGGCCTACTGGATGCCGCTGATGGTGGACACGGCAAACGGCGCGGTCGTGAAGCCGAGCGGGGCGCTCATGTACTACAAGTGCGGATACGGCCTGACCTCGGCCGAGTGCTTGAACATCAAGGCGCCGCCCCCGGGCTTCTCGATGATCGCCGGCAACATGGCGAACACCGAACTGGCTGGCCCGTACGAGTTCAAGTGCAACGGCAACCTGCCTTCGTACAAGACCATTCCGGACTGCGCGGCCGGCTCCACCCTATGGATGATCGTCGCGTTCCCGCAGTGCGTCGCGGTGGATCCTGACGGATACCCGCTGCGCGACTCGGCCGACCACAAGTCCCACGTCACAAAGCCATCCGGCGGCAAGTGCCCGGCGACACACCCGTACGCCATTCCGGAGGTCACGCAGGTCTTCCAGTACAAGGTGTTGGAGGCTGGCGAGGCCCTGCGCTGGCGCCTCTCGAGCGACCAAGCAGGAGCACCGGCTGGCACCTCGGCGCATGCCGACTACTGGAACGGCTGGGATCAGGCTGAGTTCGAGGCCGCCATCGCGGCATGCACGGCGGGCGGCTTCAACTGCCACACCAACCTCCTGCCACCGCTGCCTGGCACGACGACCTGGCGCTACCTGCTGCACTGAGGCGCGGCCATGGACCTGAAACAGCACCTCGCCGCCCAGCTCAAGGTAGACGAGGGGCTGGTTCTGCACGCCTACAAGGACCACCTGGGCTACCTCACCATTGGCTATGGCCGGCTGATCGATGACCGCAGGGGCGGCGGGATCAGCGAGGAGGAGGCCCTGCACCTTCTGGGCAACGACATCGAGCGAACCCTGCACGACATCGCGAAGGCGCTGCCGTGGGTGCGCAGCCTGAACGAAGCCCGACAGGGGGCGCTGCTCAACATGGCCTTCCAGATGGGAATCGGCGGGCTGCTCGGCTTCCAGCAGACGCTAGCGGCCATCCGCGATGAGCACTACGAACATGCGGCGCACCTGATGCTGTTGTCCAAGTGGGCGCAGCAGACGCCGAAGCGAGCCAGGAAGATGGCCCGCCAGATCGCAACAGGGGAATGGCAATGAGCGACCCGCCGCCAATCGTGGCAATCGTCTGGGAAGACGCACTAGTTCGTGACAGCCACCCGTGGACGGAGAACGCCGACCACACCTACAAGCCGCACCTCGTTCATCAGGTCGGCTTTCTTCTTAGCCACACGCAAGAGGGGATCATCCTGACGCAAGCGTGGCATCCGGAGTCCGTGGCCGCAAGGGACCAGATTCCTCTCGCAATGGTTCGGTCTATGACGGTGCTGCAGCCAGCGCCGGAGCCGAAGCCTAAACGGAGGCGGTGATGGC